CTGTTGGTATGGGAATTTCAATGGCAGTTCCATCCGCAACATATCAAATATCAGCGGGTTCAACATCTGTTCTTGATGGATTCTATAAGGGAATAGTTACTGAGACAGATATAGATAGTCAGATTAGTGTTAAATTTATTAGTCACGTATCCGCTGCTGGAACAGAAACCGCTAAAGATTATGAACCACTTGGAACATTTTCTTTTCCTGGAACAGGAACTCTTACACTTCGTCAAGTTGGTGATGGTTCTATTATTGGAACAGAATCTGTTACAGCACAGAAAGACTGGTATGATCAACAGACAGTTCAATTAACTAATAGTACTCTTCAGTGGAGTCAACTCGCTGACAGACCAGGCACTTCAAACTTTGCTTCAGCAAGAAGTTCAAGATTTGATGAAGTTCATGTAGTAGTTGTTGATGACAAAGGAACAATAACAGGTAATGCTGGAACAATTCTTGAAAAGAATTTAAATCTTTCAAAAGCAAAAGACGCAGAGTTTTCTGCTGGTTCTCCATCATACTGGAGAAAATTTATTTTAAATTCTTCAGACACCATCTTTGCTGGTGGAGCACCTACAGGTATTACAACAACTAATATCTCTACTGGTGCTGGTGGAACATCATTCTTTAATTCACATTCCTCTGATAATGGTTGGGATCAAGATGCTCAAGGAATCAGTTTTGCTGGTATTGGAGCAACAACCCTTACATTAGGTGGTGGTAAAAATTATGATGGTGGCACCGATTATGATGCTGCTGGTTCAGCTTCAGTTCCACTTAGTGGATTGGTTAGTGGTTATGAATTATTTGAAAACACAGAAGAATTTGATATTGATTTCCTACTTATGGGTTCAGGATCAATGTCTAGAGAAGACACTCAGGCACTTTCTTCTAAATTAATATCAATCGCAGAAATTAGGAAAGATACAGTCGCATTTATCTCTCCTAACAGAGGATCGGTTCTTGTTGACACTGTTGGATCTGCTCAAATACTATCAAGTTCAGATATAACAGATAATTTAGTCAAGTACTATTCACCAATACCTTCATCATCTTATGCTGTATTCGATACTGGATACAAGTACATGTATGATAGATTCGCAGATACATTCCGATATGTACCTATGAATGGAGATATTGCTGGAACTTGTGCTCGAAATGACATAAACAATTTCCCTTGGTTCTCACCAGCGGGAACAGCAAGAGGATCAATTCTTAACGCAGTAAAACTCGCATATAATCCTTCACAGATTCAAAGAGATAAACTTTACTCAAATCGAATTAACCCAATTATATTTTCACCAGGAGCAGGTATCATCTTATTTGGTGATAAAACTGGTCTTGGAAAAGCATCAGCATTTGATCGTATCAATGTTCGTAGATTGTTTATCTTCCTTGAAGATGCAATTTCTGCTGCTGCTAGAGATCAATTATTTGAATTCAATGATGAAATTACAAGGACAAACTTTGTAAACATTGTTGAACCTTTCATGAGAGATGTTCAATCTAAGAGAGGTGTTACAGACTTCAGAGTTGTTTGTGATGAGACAAATAACACTGCTGCTGTTATAGATAATAATGAATTTGTTGCTGACATTTTCATTAAACCAAACAGATCAATTAATTTCATTGGTCTAACCTTCGTCGCCACGAGAACTGGAATCTCGTTTGAAGAAGTAATCGGTACCGTTTAATCCATTTAGAGGAATAGAAAAACTATGGCAACCCAATTTAACAGACCTCCACTAAGAACCATTACTGGGTTTAAAAGTAAATTGGCGGGTGGCGGTACAAGACCCAATCTGTTTGAAGTTGAAATCGCATTTCCTGAACAGTTAGCAATTGATAACGACGTTAAGGAAAAATCAAGATTTTTAGTAAAAGCAGCCGCACTACCAGCATCTAATATTACTCCTGTTGAAGTTAACTTCAGAGGAAGAATATTAAAAATTGCTGGAGAAAGAACATTTGATACATGGACTGTTACAGTCATCAACGATCTTGACTTTGGTATTCGTTCTGCTTTTGAGAAGTGGATGAATCTTATTAACAAGATGGAAGATGCTACTGGAACTGTTAATCCAGCAGATTATCAACCAGATGCTTATGTTCATCAATTAGATCGTGATGGATCTACACTTAGAACTTATAAGTTCCATGATGTATTCCCGACTAATATAAGTCAAATTGACTTATCATATGAAACTACTGATACTATTGAGGAGTTTACAGTTGAACTTCAAGTTCAGTGGTGGGAAGCACTTAGAGGTGTTGGAACTAATGCTGGTGGAGAAGACATAGGCTAAATCGCTAAATAGTGCTATAATACTTAATATTAAGAGAAAAATTATACCATGCCGAGACTTTTTGGATTTTCTATTGATGATTCCTCAAAAAAGGCAGATTCAGTAATATCACCCGTCCCCAAAAATAATGAGGACGGTGTTGATTATTTTGTACAATCTGGTTTTTATGGATCCTATGTTGATATAGAAGGTAGATATCGAACTGAATATGATCTAATTAAAAGATATCGTGAGATGTCATTACATCCTGAAGCTGATGCTGCGATTGAAGATGTTGTTAATGAAGCTTTAGTTAGTGACCTATATGATTCACCTATTGAAATTGAATTATCAAATGTCAATGCAAGTGATAAAGTAAAAGATTCGATAAGAGAAGAATTTAAATCTATCAAGGAAATGATGGATTTTGATAAAAAATCTCATGAAATTTTTAGAAATTGGTATGTTGATGGTAGATTATATTACTTAAAAGTAATTGATGTTAAAAATCCACAAGATGGTATTCAAGAGATCAGATATATTGATCCGATGAAAATGAAGTATATTAGACAGCAGAAAAAAGATAAGAAAAATAGAGTTAAAGATGTTAATATTTCAAATGCATTTGAGGTAGATCCTAAAAAAGATGTCTATCCAGATATAGAAGAGTATTATGTATACACTCCAAAACCAAGTTATCCAACAGGAGTTTATTCACCTGGTGGTAGTGGAGCTTCAAAAACACAAATTAAAATTGCAAAAGATTCAGTTGCATATGTAACTTCTGGATTATTTGATCGTAATAAAGGTTCTTGTTTATCATACTTACATAAGGCAATTAAAGCACTTAATCAATTAAGAATGATTGAAGATAGTCTTGTAATTTATAGATTATCAAGAGCTCCAGAAAGAAGAATATTCTATATTGATGTTGGTAATCTACCAAAGGCAAAAGCAGAACAATATCTTAAAGAAGTGATGAGTCGTTATCGTAATAAATTAACTTATGATGCATCAACTGGTGAGATTCGTGATGATAAAAAATACATGTCTATGATGGAGGACTTCTGGTTGCCTCGTCGTGAAGGTGGTCGTGGAACTGAGATATCAACATTGCCTGGCGGACAAAATTTAGGAGAACTCACTGATGTAGAGTATTTCCAAAAGAAACTTTTCAGATCTTTAAATGTTCCAGAGTCTCGTTTAGCTGATAATGCAAGTTTCAGTTTAGGTCGTTCATCAGAAGTTTTAAGAGATGAACTTAAATTTAGTAAGTTTGTTGGAAGAATGAGAAAGAGATTTAGTAATCTTTTCCATGACATACTTAAAACTCAACTCATTCTTAAAAATGTAGTAACACCAGAAGAGTGGGAACAAATGAGTGACCATATTCAATATGATTACTTATATGATAATCACTTTGCTGAACTCAAAGATGCAGAATTAATGCAAGAAAGACTTGGACTTGTTGCAACTGCTGACCCTTATATTGGAAAATATTATTCAGTAGACTACATACGTCGTAAGATTTTACGTCAAACTGATAGTGAAATCGATGAAGAGGATAAATTAATCGCTGCTGAAAGAGAGGCTGGACTTATTCCACCAACTGAACAAGAGATGCAAATGGCACAAATGGCTATGGATGCACAGAATAGTGGAGGTAATCTCGGTAAACCAATCAATGAACCAGAAGTTGATACAAGTAAAACTGAAGATCCCGACTCGCCAGGCACGCCAGATCTT